CGATACTCCAAAACTCCGGCCAACACGGAGTCCCATCTTCAAATATTGCCGGTAACTCCACAACTTCCCACTGATCCGCTAATTCATCTTTAGCCATAGCCCTTAAAAGTTGCCCCGTCATATCCTTCTCGGACCACCGAGTCTGAACCAAAACAATACTGCCTCCCGGCTGGAGACGTTGTCGGGGGCCCCCAGTATACCAATCCCAAGCATCATCAAAACCACTACTGCTCATCGCAGTCTGCTCCGAATGCGGGTCATCAATAATCACCAAGTCACCACCACGACCAGCCAAGTTTGATCCAACGCCAACCGCATAATACATCCCACCTTTGTTCGTGTCCCACCGGCCAGACGCTTTACTGTCCGCCGCTAACTTGACCTCCGGAAAGATTTCTTTGAACTCGTCACTCTCCAACAAATTCTTCGTCTTACGTCCAAAGTTTACCGCCAACTCAGTCGTGTGCGTCGCCTGAATGATCTTCATGTTCGGCTTCTGGCCCATCATCCACGCAGGAAACAAAAAGGATGCAAACTCAGACTTCGTGTGCCTCGGTGCCATGTTGATGATCAAAC